ATTCAATATATTAATAATGCTCCACAAGCAGCCTTGAATCCTAATGTAGAAATGAAGGGTAATGTTATGATTGAACCTAGAGTAGTTCTGGCAACTACAAATGTTAAAAATTTGAATGCTAGAATTTATTCCGAGGAACCTTTATCAATTGCCCGTCGTTTCCAGGTTACTATTACACAAAGTGTTAAAAAAGAGTACTGTAAACCAGGAACTAAGATGATCGATGCGTCTAAAATTTTGAAAGATTTTGGAAGTGATCCTTATCCTGATTTTGCTCTATTTGATGTGGAATATGCCAAAATATTAGAAGGACAAGCTGATGATAAACACGTTGGTTATGAATTTTATAAGTTTGAAGGTAAACCAATGCAACAAGTTGATATTCATACTTTACTTAGGTTTTTGAAGGAAGATTCTCAGAAACATTTTAGTGAACAAAAACAATTCGTTGCTAACCAAAGATCAAACGAACATATTCATTTATGCCAATGTGGTTTACCGACTTCTATTTGTAAGGAATGTGAACTTGAATCACAATTCTTCAAACTTCCAAATTTGGCTCAACCTTTATTAGATTGTGAAGAATACATATATTCGATTATTACTTCATGGTTATTATATTTGGTTGATACTCCTTTTGGGCAAGGATTATTGGCTTATCATGTTCGTAAGGCAGTTTTAACTTTTTACGAGAGCATTCTTGAACAATATTTTATGAAAATTAGTTTAATTGCTCTTGTTATGCTAGAATTGCTTTATCATGGTTTCTTAGGCGCAAGATTTATTCTTATGTTTTTATTTTTAATTTCTGGAAGTGTTTATTTGCTTTATTTAAAATATAAATATCAATTCAAAAATAAGATTAAAAATTTACCTAGAATTTCTACATGGATTATCAATATGGATTTTAGAACTAAGATGAAGATATTATCTTTTCTTGGTGGAGTATCCACGTTGACCGCATTTATTAAATTTATTAAATATTTGCGTACTCTTCCTACAGCACAGGCTGCGGCTCCTATTAGGATTTTACCTAATGAGGGAGCCGTAAAGGAAGATGAACATCCGAAATGGGGAATTTCAGGTATGCGTGAAAAGGAAAAAGCTTTCAAGATTGAAAGTGATGTTCATCATGATGTCCGTACTATGACACTTGATCACATGTTTAATAGTCTCAGGAGGAGACAATTTAACTTACATATTGACGTTGGAGATGCTTTTACTTTTTGTAATTGTGTTCCAATGAAAGCTAATGTTATGCTAATTCCTAATCACGTAGTGCCAAAGAAAACAAGTAGTGCAAGGTTAAGTAAACCAGGCGCTCCGCATAAGGAAGTTTATATTCAGCCTGAGTCTGTATATAGAATTCCTGATACTGATTTTGCACTTTGGTATTTGCCCGAATTGGGTGATCAGAAAGATATTACTAATTATCTTCCTAAATTTATTCCACGAGGAAAATGTTTTGAATCATTTCTAATGTACAATAATAATGGTACAATTGAGAGATATGACAAAATGTTAGGATATAGATCTATTTCTAGATCGACGGAAGGAGGTAGTTTTGAGTCTGTCATTTATTCATTTCCAGGGCAAACTTTTAAAGGTTTGTGTATGGCTACTTTAATTTCAACTGAATTGGGATCTATTCCATTTATTGGTGGATTTCACTTGGCTGGAAGTGGCAGTGCTGGAGCTGCGGGTTTCTTAACTAAGGAACAAGTGGAATCCGGTATTACCGAGTTGAATAAGAAAGCAGGAATTATGATTTCTCATAGTGCTACTCCTTTTCAAACTACTCTTTTAGGAGTTAATGTGGGACCTTTATTGGAACCACATGAGAAGGCGGTTGTACATCAGCTTAAACCCGAAGCAAAATGTACTGTTTTTGGTCAACACAATCAGCCAAGAAGTACGCCTTCATCTAGAGTTGTAACAAGTATGATTTCAAGTGCTGTAACAAAGTATTTAGATTTACCAAAAATACATAGTCAACCTTGTGAGATGAAAGATGATAGGCATAAATTAGTTGATATTGAGGGAAAAACCGATACAGCATACAAATTCCAATTAGATTCCTTTAATAAGGCATATGATGATTATTCAGATCAAATTATGAATGGTCTTAATGATAAACATTATGCGAAAATCGGAAAATTGAGTGTTGATGCCATTTTAGCTGGATATGATGGTGTAAAAGGTATCAATTCTATGGAATTTAGTACTGC